AAGAGTAAATAATAGTCCCCCATAAAAAACATACTTATTTACACAGGGATTAGGTTCAAAACAGCATAATAAACAAACCACCGATTGTTTACGCTATAATACAAGTTATTTGAACGGGGGGGGAGGGGAGTAAAGTCAAGTGGCGTGTATATAGTGTATATTACCCCTACCACACACACTAAAAATACGACAATTAAACGTAACAAAAAGTCAAAATAAACGTAACATTTAGCAATAATTAAAATAAACGTAACATTATGAAAAAACTATGTAAACAATGCCAAAAGGAGTTTGAAGCGGTAAGAAGTGATGCCAAGTTCTGTTCTCCTTCTTGCAAGGCGATATTTAATAGAGACAACAAAGACAAACCTTATATCTTAACAGGCAATACTCTCTATGGCAGGAACGAAGTGATGTTTAGAGATGAGCAAGGAGGGATTACCAATAGTTTAGGAGCATTCTTTAGAACCAGGCCAGAACCTGAAAATGAAACAGACATTCCTTCAAAAGATGACAAGTGCGGCTATACCCGAGAAAACGGAACTTATTATTTAATAGATGCAGTTGGTAAAATATGCGACAAGATGTAACCAAAGAAACAATCAAAAACCCCAGAACAGGGGTATTAGAAATCCATTATTGGATTAAGCCGAAATCCAAAAACTTTATCATTGACGGCAAGAAATATTGCGTCAATGACATAGCAGAAAAAATAACTCCCAAAACTCCAAGAAGCTTTTCTTCTTATAGAGCAAAGTTTCAAGAGAGTTTGGAATAATTATGCCAACATTGGAAAAAGACCCTTACAAATATGCTGAAGAGCTTACCTTGAGGGCAGAACAAAACAAGACAACTCCACAGGTTGAGTTGCAAAAAGACAGATTAAAAGAAATGTCTCTTTCTGAAAAAGAGAAGTATTTTGAAAAGATTGGCTTTATAAAGCCCCAATGGCGTCCTGGCAATAAAAAGAAAATTCAATCAAAAGAGCCAGCTTCTACCACTACCTTTAGAAAGCCCAAAACCTTTAAAGGCAAGGGAATATCTGATTTTGCAGAAGAAATGCAAAATCCTGAAAAGATTTCTGAAATGAAGGATAGATTAAAAGATTACGAAACCGATAAAAAAGGAACTCCGAAAAGGCCGGTTAAGAAGTTTGATAAACTTAAAGGAGAATGGGAATTAAACCCCTATTTTCAAAGTTAAATGGAAGAACCAAAAGAAGTTGATACTTCAGTTACTTCAATTGCTGAAGATAATATCAAAAACCGCTTAAAAAGAATTGGTTTATGGGAACGCTATCAAATTATTCGGCAGAATAAGCCAGAGAAGCCAAAACTTGATTTACAGCAAAAACCTGATACCAAACCCTATCTTCAAGAAGAAGACGGAGAGAAATTTGTTAACCCTGATTATTTGAAAGAGGACAGCGATTTAAAGATTGCTGACCCAGATGTCAAACAAAAGGATATTTCTAAAGCTAACGGAAGAACCAACTATTGGAAAAAGAGAGCCGAAGAAGCAGAAAAGGAAGCAGAAGCCAAACTAAAAGAATACGAAAAAGAATTAGCAAGAATTGAAGAAGAAAGCAAAGAATGGTGGAAAGATTTGAAAAGCCAGAAGACAATAGAAGAAAAAAGGAAAGCACTTTGGGAAGAACTTGGAATTAAACCCAAAAAACATTTTGAAGACATTGAAGCTGATATATCTGAAATTGAAGGGATAATGGAAAATTATAACAAAAAAGAAGCTCAAAGAGATGCTGCTATTGCTCAAATACAAGACAGACCTGGTATGCCAGGAGCTATATTAAGCGGAGAAGTTAAGCAAATTAAAAACGAATATAATACAGAGTTGAACCGAATGGCTGCTGAAATAAATACTCAAATAGCTGTTATGGAAATGAAGCAAGGGAACTTTAGCCAAGCAAGAAGTTTTGTGAATCAAGCAGTTGATGATTACACCTATGACTTGGAGCTAAAATATACCCAATTTGAAATGTTTAAAGAGGAAAACGCTGGCCTAATTGATGATTTAGATGCAGATTATAGAAACGCTTTAGAGGAGGCCGAACAAGCAACTTATAACAATTGGCAAAACACCAAAGAAGAAAAACGCTTTGTTCTGGATTTAAAACTAAAAACTCCAGGTTCAGGAATAACTATTGATGACACGCCAGAAGAGGCATTGGAAAAAGCAGAGCAATGGGAGTTAGCTCAAGAGGAATTGCTTTCTGTTTCAGAAGCCGAAGCAATGGGTGTCCCTTACGGCACAAGCAAGGAAGAAGCAGCTCAAATGGGAATAACTCCAGAATATAACAGGACTAAAACAAAAGAAGGGACTAAAATGATTTCTTATCCAACAGCTTCAGGTTATGCTTCAATGCCGGTAGATACAAGTAATATAACAACAGATACTATTGAAAAGTTTAGAAAACTTGGAATGCCAGACGCAGATATTTATTCTTGGCTGGATAGTAATACAAATTTAACAACGGGTTCTATTGAAAGGTTGTTAGGAGAAGCAGGAGGCCAAAAGCAAGGATACGAAATTCAGGGTGGAGCAGTGCTTGATATAAACAACTTTGATGAAACTTGGGAAAATTTATGAGCAACGCATTTGATAAAATAAGAGAAATATCCAATAAACCTCTTTCTTTAGGGGGCAAGGAATATGCTGTTCCAAAACCAAGAAGAGAAACCAGAGAAGAAAAAATAAGAAGATACACAAAGGAAACTTCTGAAATAGCAAGAGAAGCTACTCCAACAATAGATTTTTTGAAAGAGATACCTTCTTCTACAAAGAAAGTTGTCAGCTTTATTAAAGATTTAGGCAAAGAGATTATTCAGGGAACTGCCAGAAGCGGAGGAAGCGTTGGCTTAACTTTAATGACCCCTATTATTGGAACGAAAGAGATAACTTCAGAGCAGTTTGAAAAAGACCCTGTTCTTAAAAAAGCTAAAGAGATTATTTTTGGCAAAGACGCTGTTAAAAGCTTGCAGCAAAGAATTGCTGAAGCAGAACAGCAAGTAAAACCTTATGTTGGCAGTAAATACGCCTTACCTTTGGCGGCAGTGGGAGTTGGAGCTTTTACTGCTTTGGATTTTACGACAGGCGGAGGAAAAGATGATGTTGTTAAACTATTAGCTAAAACAGATAAAGTTGGTGATATTGCCAACATCTTGAGGAAAATAGGCGTAGCAGATGATTTGCTTCCTTCTTATTCTCGGCTTATTGCCAAAACAAATAAGGCAGATGACATTGTAAAAGCTTTGGATAAAATTCAGGATATTCAAAAAACAACCAAGCCAGCAGTAGAAACTTCCCTTAAAAGTATTGGTGAAGCGGAAAAAGGATTAAGAACTCTTTATGCCGGGAAGAAAGCTCAAATGGAAGACGCTTTGGGCCAGATATGGCAAGAAATGGATATGTCGGAAGCTGGAGAAAGATTTATGACTGAAACAGGAGAATTTGTTGGCAAAACAAGTTCTTTCCCTGATTGGATACCAGAACATTTAAGAAGCAAGAAATTGTTTGATAAAGTAATGGAAGGATTGTATGATATAGATAGCGTTAAGTTCCCAGCAGCGAATAAAACGAAGCAAAGGGAATTATATAATACGCTGTTAGAAGAAGCTGAAAAAAGAATAGGAATCAATGCTTCCAAGTTTAGAAACTCAATTTTAGAAACTTATGAACAAATCACAAAAACTCAAAAAGCTATTAGTGGAGGCTTTGGAAGAGGAATATCAGAACCAGCAGAAGAACTCGCAAGAAAAATCACAGCAAGAATCCCGAGAACAAGAAAATTCTTAACATCTGTTAAGGAAGCCCGGCCAGATGTTCCTCTGAACATTGCAGGGCAGTATATTCCACGAAGCACAGATGACTTGGCAATTAAAGCCAAGAATCTTATTAAGAACAATCTTCAAGAAGCAGAAAAAGTTGCCAGAACCCAGACAGATGATATCGGAGTAGCAACTGCTTCAGAACTTATAAAACACTATTCAGACGAAGCTATTAAAGCAACAGACGGAGCAGTTAAAGATGCTTTATACGAAAAAGCTTCCTCTCTGGCTCACTTAAAAGCAGAACAACTTACAGAACTTGGACGAAGTATTCAAGCGGCTTCTATTATGGGAAGACAAACACCAGAAGGTTTGTTAAAATTTGCAGCTAAAGAAATCAACAAATACAACGAAGCTTTAGACAAGACCAAGAACTGGTTTGGCTTAAAAAAGAAAATTCCTCAATTAACTAAAGAACAGACAAAGTTTATTTTGAAAGAGTTTAAAAAGATAGAAAAGATGAAAGACGGAACAGAAAAAGCAGTTGCTTTTAAAAAGCTAAACAATACAATTGCAGAAATTGTTCCCTCATCTCTCTTTCAAAAAGTTATTGCTGTTTGGAAGGCAGGACTTTTAACGGGAATAAAGACCTCTGGCTTAAATACTTTTTCTAATTTATCTCATGGAATATCGGAAACTATAAAAGATATTCCAGCAGCAGCAGTTGATTCTGTTGCGTCTTTGTTTACCAAAAAAAGAACTCTGGCTTTTACAACCAAAGGCACGAAAGGAGGAATTAAAAAAGGTTTTGAAAAAGGCTGGAATTATTTGAAAACAGGAATTGATGAAAGGAACATTGGAGCCAAATTGGATTACAAAAAGGTTAACTTTGGAGAAGGTAAACTGGCCAAAACTCTTCAAAACTACGAAGAAACTATTTTTCATTTAATGGGAGCTGAAGACCAGCCATTTTACTATGGAGCAAAAGCCAAAAGCTTGTATAGCCAAGCAATAGCTCAAGCTAAAAACAAAGGATTAAAAGGCAATACAGCCAGAGAGTTTGTTGAGAAGCTTGTTAAAAGTCCAACAGATAAAATGTTAGATTGTGCTGTTAAAGACGCAGAGATTGCTGTGTTTCAAAACCAAACTACTTTGGGGAAATTAGCAAGGGGTTTTCAAAAACTTCCAGTAATAGGTGAAGTTGTTGTCCCCTTTGGAAGAACTCCCTCTGCTGTTGCTAACCAGCTTATAAATTACAGCCCTGTTGGGATAATTAAAGCTATTGCCAGCAATATAGGCAAAGGACAATTTGACCAAAGATTATTTTCTCAAGCTGTTGGCAGAGGAATAACAGGAAGCGCTTTGATGTATTTAGGAGGAGAACTATTTAAAAAAGGAATGGTTAGCTTGGACTATCCTAAAACTGAAAGGGAAAGGGAATTATGGAAAGCTGAAGGCAGAAAATCTAACGCTATTAAGATTGGAAATAAGTGGAGAGGCATTGGTGTTCTTGGCCCGGCAGGTTTTGTTTTAATAGCAGGTGCTCACTTTCAAAGAGGCAAGGAAGAAACAGGAAGCGTATTTGAGGGTTTGTCTGAAGCAGCTGCGGGAGGTTTAGCTTCTTTAAAAGAGCAGACCTTCTTACGAGGAATCAATTCTGTGGTTAATGCTATTGATGACCCGGGGAGATATGGCTCTGGATATTTTTCAAGTTTAGCTTCAAGTGTTATTCCAACCATTGTTGGGGACTTTGCCAAAAGCTTTGACGGAAAAGAACGAAGAACAACGGAAACTCTTTTTGGCAGAGTAAAAGCTAAAATCCCTGGATTAAGGCAGACATTAGAACCGCAGGTTGATATTCTTGGCAAGGAGGTGAAACGGGGAGGAAATTGGCTGGAAACTATGATTGACCCTTCCCGACCAGAAAGGATTATTGAAGAACCTGTTGTTTTGGAGTTAAGAAGATTGTTTGATACTGGCTATAAGATAAGCCCGACTATGCTGGGAGATAAAGCCGGCTATGAGAACTTAAGCCCAGAAGAGAATACTTATCTTTGGAAGAAGACAGGGGAACTTTTAAATTCTAAATTAGAAGGATTATTCAATCTTAAACAATATCAGCAATTAGAAGACGAAGAGAAAGCCAAGCTTATTGATAAGTTTGTTGGCAAAGCAAAAAAAGAAGCCAGAGTTGAACTTGCTTTAAAACTAACAGAAGGTCTTTCAGGATCGGAACTAAAATCTAAATTATCGGAATTTAAGACAAGCGGCCTTTTAACAAAAACTCTCTTTAAAGAGTATTTAAGATTGGCTCAATAAAACTTATGGTACAAACAAAAACAACACCATTAAAAGCGGTTAGAAAGTATTGTCTTTGGTGTATGGCAGGACAGGCAAATGAAGTAAAACTTTGTCCGTCAACAGAATGCCCTTTATATGATTTAAGATTTAACAAAAGCAAAAAAGGATTATCGGCGCTTAAACAGATTAAAAAAAGATGTAAAGATTGCTCCGAAAATGTTAAAAAATGCGAGTTTGAAGATTGTTCATTATTCCTTTATAAAACAGGACATAATCCAGCGAGGAAGGGTATTGGTGGGAAAGGTAGGGTAAGTAATCTAAAACACGCCGTGAGTTAGGGTTTTTTAGAAATTACAGCGTGTTGAGGTCTTGTTCCCCAAACCTTTCGCAAACCAAAAGTTATGTGTAAATTATGACATTAAAAGAATATAACGAAATTCACAGAAAGCATTTGACAAAGCTCCTTGATAAAAGTTAAGATAAAAACAACCTCGCAGGTTATTTAATTACATAATAATAAAAACCCCAAAGAGAGGGGGCAGACCTGCGAGGGAAAGCCCTCTCTTTTTGTTAAAGAATAAAAATATGAAAAACTTTAGTATTTGGAGGGTAATAAAAATAGTCGTAATAATAACCATAATTTTTAGCTTTGCTTTAACAGTCCTGGAGTGGTTGTTAAGCAATCTATAAAAATATGATATTTGGAGGTTCTACATTAAGTGTAATTTTTGAACTTTTAGGAATTTTATTTTTAATTGATATGATTTGTAAAGTTTTGAAAGATGAGATGAAATTAAAAAAAGAAAATCCAAGAGCTTACCGCCTTGGACTTGACCAAGATACTTTGGACCAAAATAAATTAGAGAGCGAAGGCCATAAGGTTATATGGCAAGACGGAGAACCAAGTGTTTTATTTAAAAAAGATAACAAAAATTAGCTTCACTTTTAAGGAGAGAATCAGTTTTAAAGCTAATTCTGATTCTCTCTTTAAAAGTGCCAAACAAATGAGAGTTTCAATCTACACAAGGGTTTCAACCCAAGACCAGACAACTGAAAATCAGTTGTTGCAATTGAGGAAATTCTGCCAAAACAATAATTATGAGATAGTGGCAGAATATTCTGATGTTATATCTGGCTCAAAGAGTTCCAGGCCAGAGTTAGACAAAATGCTTCAAGCTATGAGAAACAAAGAGTTTGACGCTATTGTCTGCTGGAAGTTTGACCGATTAGGGAGAAGCACCCAGCACCTTTTACAAGTGTTGGAGGAAGTGAAAAACAAGAAGGTTCGCTTAATAGCAACTTCCCAAAACATTGATACTTCAACTGCTATGGGAAAATTCTTCTATACTATCCTTGCCGGCTTTGCTGAAATGGAACGAGAGATGATAGTTGAAAGAACAATGCTTGGTTTAGAGAGAGCCAGAAGGCAGGGCAAGAAGCTTGGAAGACCTGCTGGCTCAAAAGATAAAGGCCGAAGAAGAAAATCAGGATATTATTTAAGGTGGAATAGTAGGACAAACAATGTTGTCCCAGCTATGTCCTAACTAAAAGTATATACCCTCGGGGGTGTATACACACGCTTTTATGACTAAAGCAGTAATATATTGTCGAACTTCCTCTGATAAACAAAGGGAAGAAGAAACAATTCAAGACCAAGTTTATAAAAACAAATTAAGCTGTCAGAAAAATGGTTCTGTTGTATTTAAGGAGTATTTAGATGACGGCTGGTCTGGGGCTACAATTAAAAGGCCTGCATTAACAGAACTTTTTGAAGATGCTCAAAAGGGAGAATTCCAAGAAGTTTATCTAACCAATTTAAGCCGTCTTTCAAGAGATGCAATTAAACAAGGAGTTGCTTTAGAAAAGTTAAAGAGAAACGATGTTAAAGTATTTGTTGACGGAAAAGCTTTAGAAGACACCAAAGAGGGAAAGTTTTTGATTACTACCCTTGGAGCAGCCCACGAACTACAAAAAGAAATGATTATTGAATCTACCTCTGCTGGTAGAGAAAGAAGCATTAGAAATGGCAAACTGATAATGTCCACTACTCCTTATGGCTTAAGATTTAAAACGGACAAGAGAGGCCAATATATTAGAGACGAGAAAAAGGGGAAGATAGTTGAATTAGACCCCGAAGAATCAAAGGTTATTAGAGACATATTTAATAGCTATTTAAGCCTACAAAGCCCTTATTTTGTGGCAAAGAAGCTTAATAAAAAGGGATTAAGAACCAGAAGGGGAGCTGTTTGGGCTCATAGTTATATAAGAGAAATTCTAAAGAATAAAGTTTATATCGGGCAATGGTATTATGGGAAAAGACAAGCGGCAGAACCGAAGAAAAGAAAAAATAAGGACTTTATTAAGAGATTAAAAACAAGTTCTATTTTTAGAGATGAGAGAGAATGGACTATTTTTCCTGTTCCAGCTATAATTGATGAAGGAACATTTTACACAGCCCAAGAGATATTTAAAAGAAGAGCAAGAATGATTCAGCCATTTCAAAAGAAATACCTTTTAAGCGGCTTTATTTACTGCGGAAAGTGCGGAAGCAGAATGTATGGTAAAAGGTTATTTGGCTATAAAAGAAAGAATGCCATTAAAGCCCCAGAATACTTTTATTATGATTGCGGGAATAAAACAAAACTTGGGGAGAACGGGAAACTTAAGTGCTATGCCAAATCAGTTAGAATTGAAAGTGCAGACAATGCTGTTTGGGATAAAATAGTTGAATTGTTTAACAACCCCAAAGAAGTTTTCAAATATGCCAAATTGTTGAATGACAAAGAAAACAATGTTAATATACTAACAAAGCAGAGAGATGCAATTAAGAGCAAAATAGAGGCAGCTAAAGAAGGGGAGCAGAAAGTATTAGAACTTTATGAGAATGGAGAAATTGACAAGGATATTGTTTTATTTAGGTTAAAGCAAAAATCTTTAGTAAAAAAGGAATTAGAGAAACAGCTAAAACAAATTGATATTTCAATCCAGCAATCAGCAAGAAAGGATTTTATACTGAAGGAAGCAGAGAGATTATCTGGCAAGATAAAGGAGAGAATGAAAAAATTTACCTTTGACGAGAAAGTATGTTTTTTAAATAGATTTATGGACAAGATAGTTTATCACGAAGATACAAGGGAACTTGAATTAGAGGGAGCATTCCCTGTTATTCAAAATGCCGCTAATTTTTTAGCTACCGATTCAGAGCCCTTGACATACTTATTGGAGGGTAGGGAAGAAATATTATTTAATACAAGAATAGAATTGCCAGCTTTAGCGTAAGCTGGTTTTTATTTTAGAAATCAAATCCAGAAGCCCATTAAGTAATAAAATACGGGGATGTTCTGGAATTGATTATTGGGGACAGGGGGGTTAAATTTTAACAGGGATATGTTTGCTCCCCTTCCCAGAAAAATTATGGGCAAGAAAAAATTAAGAAATCCATATCGAGAAGGCAGTAGAAAACATATTGTTTTTGAAATGCTGAAAAACCAAAAAAGTTATGTCCCGAGAAAGGAACTTATTTCGCACTCCTTGCGAAACCCGGTCAAAGAAGTTTTGCTGGGCGATGAAAGCATTTTAAAAAAAGAAAAAAGCATATTGCATTCTACTATTGGAAGAATTAAAGAAAAATTGCCAGAAGGGTATGAAATTAAATTCCATTATAGAAAGGATGGTTATAAGTTAGAAGAGGTAAAATAGTTTTCCACAGAAAGTTGATTTTTAAGTAAAAAGAAAACTGGTAAAAAACAGATAAAATAACTATTTTTGAATAAAAAAGTGGCTAATTTGAAAAGGAATTGTTAGATTAGATTTGACTTTCATTTTTAGGTATGCTATGATAAATTAATGATGGAGCATATTTATAAACGAGCTAAAAAAGCAGAAAGAGAAGTAAGAAAAATCAAATACGAAATTCCAAAAATTCTTTTAAATTTTTGGAAAAAACAAAACCCAGAAAGGCCTTGCGGGGAAGTTTCTGCGAAAAGCATAAATTTGTTTAAAAATTAAATATTTTCTTACAAGTCCATAGCTGTGGCAAATAATTCAGCTTTTATTCAGGAAATGACGAAGAGAGGCGACTATCTTCGTATTCAGCTATAAGTCGTTCAATCCGTAAGACATTGAAGAGAGAACTTCACTATCCAACAATTTTGTTGGTCTGAAGTTCTTTTCATTTAGGCCTAACTTAATTGTTAGGCCTCTTTTCATGCCGAAAAAACCATTAAAAATTAAAATTGAAAATTCAAATAATTCTGAAAAAATAGAAGATGCTTTTGAATTTTTGGCAGCGAAGATTTTAGAAGAAGTAAAACAAAAAAATGAAAAGAAAAGCAAAATACAAAGTGATTAAAAAATATAAAATTATTGCTGGCGGCTGGAAGAAATTTGTCAGCGGCAAAATTAAGAAAAAATAATTCCAAATGCAGGGTTATATCAAATTATACAGAAAGTTGCGGGAGAAAGGGTTCTATGGACGCTCAAGTTATGTTCATTTATGGGTGCATCTTTTGTTAAGTGCTTCTCATAAAGAGAAAGAATTTCTTTGGAATAATAAAATCATAAAACTAAAGCCCGGTCAGTTTCTTACGAGTAGAGTGGAGATTTCAAAAAAAACCAAGATTCCACAAACAACAATAGAAGATATATTAAACTTGTTTGAAAACGAACACCAAATCCGACAACAAAAATTTACCAAATTTAGAGTTATTACTATTCAAAACTGGAAGAAATATCAAGGTGAGAAGAAAAGTCCGACACCAGCCCGACATCAAGGTTTGAATATAGACCCCAAAAACCCCGACACCAAATCCGACAACAAAAATAGTAATAATTTGAATATAAAATCCAATCGGAATAAAGATAATCCGACACCAAATCCGACAACAGGGCGACACCAGAGCGACACAATCAATAATGATAAGAATATAAAGAAGAGAGAAGAGATACTTCTTTCTTCTAAAGAGAAGGATGTTTTGAAAAGTATTATTTCTTTAATCAGCTTTTCTTATAAGCCCACTGAAAGAGATAGCGAAGCTTTGAGGACAGCGGTTGCCGAGCACGGGGCGAAGAAAGTTGAAGAAGTTTTAAAATGGCATATCCAAGGCAAACGCTTTGCCGAATATAAATCAATTAGTAGCGGCTTGACTGAAACTTCATTTCATCTATTTGAAGAAGCGAAGCGAAATTCAAGCTGGCAAGAGGTATGAGTCAAGATTTTGACAAGTTAGAGGGGGAACAGAAAAAACTTGAAGATTTGGCGGCACTTCAAAGCTATTCTGGTAAAGATGAAATTATAACTTCAGAGCAGGCCTGGAAAAATTTGGAAGAGGAGAGAAAAAAGCCAACCCCGAAATTTTTTAGCAAGTTGCCCGGGTTAGATAAAATGCTGGACGGATTCCGAGAAGGCGATTTGGTTGTGATTTCAGCTCCAACGAAAATGGGTAAAACGACTCTGGCCCAAACTTTTACCCATAATTTAGCAGAAGCAGAAATTCCAAGCTTATGGTTTAGCTATGAGCTGACCCAAAAAGAGTTCCTTGAAAAATTCGGAGAGCCAATGCCATTCTTTACTCTACCAAAGCATTTAGAGGGGAATTCGCTTGATTGGCTGGAGCAGAAAATTATGGAAGCCATTGCCAAATACGGAATAAAAGTTTGCTTTATAGACCACTTACATTTCTTGCTGGATATGAGCTTTATTAGCAACAGAGGCAATGTTTCGCTGCTTATCGGAAGCATAATGCGGCGCTTAAAACAAATTGCTTTAAAGTGGAATATCTGTATTGTCTTAATAGCCCATACAACAAAAATCAGTTTTGAGAAGCAGCCAGATTTAGCAGATATTAGGGACTCAAGCTTCATAAGTCAGGAGGCAGATTCAGTTATGATGATTTGGCGAATGATAGAAAAAGAAACAAAAACTTATGGTAATAAAGCAACTTTGGCCTTATTAGCCAATAGGCGGAATGGCCAGGTCGGGAAGTTGAAATTAGAGTTAAAAAATAATCGTTTTTACGAATTAACGGAGAATTATAATTATGCAGAAGACAATATGCAATAAAGCTACTTGTGATTTAGCAGAGAGACAGCTTCTTTTACAGAAAAAGAAAACTTGGTTAACCATTGTTGGAATGATTAACAAAGGGAGGAGGGAAGGTTGGATAAGTTCGGAGCAATATCAAAAAATGGCCAAGCAATTAAAATCACTATGAGCAAAAAAGAAATAAGAGCTAAAATCTACGAGTTATTTAAAAAAGAAACCGGTAGCTATCCAAGTTATGATTTTCGCAAAGAATTAAAAGGACTTTTAAAAGATCATTGCGAATTACCTGAAAAACTTCAACTAAAGCCAGCGGAATCGGGTTGGCGGCAGGTGAAGGGGCATTATAAATTAAATTAAATCATTATGGAGACAAATCAAGCTTATTGCGTAAAGTGTAAAAAAAAAGTGGATATAAAAAATCCGCAGCAGGTAAAATCTAAAAATGGCAAGAATGCTGTAAAAGGCGAATGCAGTATCTGTGGAACTAAAGTTTTTAAATTCGTTAAATAACTATGTTTGGCAATAAATTTTACAATAAAAAATTCAAAGGTTTCAAGCGAAAGATTCCAATTGACCAAGCTCTTGTTTTGGTAGATTTATTGTCAAAGGCCAAAGGCAGGGCGTCCCGGGAACTAAAAGAAGGCATTTTAAAAGAGATCGGGCAGAACCCTGGAAGTTTTGATTATTCTTGGACTGAAAAAGAAAAGGTCGAAGAGAAAAAAAGAAAAAGTTGGAAAGAGAAAATGAAGCAATGGCAAAACAAAAATAAGATAGATTTTCATCGGGAAGTTGGAATTTTTCCCAAAACAATAAAATGATTTCGGAATTAGAAAAAAACGAAATTTCTCAAAAACTTTTGGAAGCCAAAAATTATGCTTTGGAAAAGGGAGTTTCTTTGGAAATCATAAACAAAAAACTGCCGGCTTTAAAAGAAAAACTTTTGAAATCCAGAGGCATTGACCCTTCAGAATACGAAAGTTCTACCGAGAAAAAAGACGAAATCACAAGCAATATGTCGCCGAACGAAAAACTTATTTATAGAAATTATTCTGCCAAGCTTTTTTTGGCTGGAAAGAAGCCGGGCTGGACGCAGGAAGAGATTCAGAAGGAATACGAAACCCGGCTGCATAAACTCTGGGCTTTAGAAGAAATTTCACCAGAGAAGGCGAATGCCTTTGTGGCAAAGATTAAAGAGCAGGATTTAAAAAAAATAGAAGAATAATGAAAACAATAAAATTAACCATAGACGGCCAGCAATACGATGTCTCTTTTTCAGAGGCAGTGTTGGAAAAAATAAAAGAGCTGGAAGGCGAAGACGAGGAACTTGTCTTAACTTTGCGGCCCAAAAAAAATGAGGAGATTGACCAGTAAGGAATCAGCTTTTATAGAATTAATTGCTGCCGGTTCAAATCAAACTGATGCTTGTATGCAAGTTTATGATTGCAAAGATAGGAGAAGTGCCTCTGTATTAGCAGTTAATAAATTAAAAAAACCTGCTGTTAGCTCGGAGTTAACAAGGCGTAGAGCAGAAATTGAAGCCAAAACGACCGAGATTATAGCAAAAGATAATGCCAAATTTTATGAGCTGGTAGAGCAATTCTGCGGCGGCAAAGGAGTTATTGCAAAGAAATTAAGCGAAGCTGTGTTAAGCAAAGACATAAGGAGTCGGCTTCAGGCCATCGAAATGTTTATTAGACTTACAGGTTTAAACGCGCCAGATAAAATAATATCTTTAAACTATGAAGGTAAAAAAGCAGGAGAAGATAGTATTGTTATCAAAACAAGTAATCCTGAATTAGAACAGGAAAACCAGCGGCTTAAAGAACAATTAGCAGAATTGCAGGGTCAGAAAGAACTACAAGAACCACTAAAAGCACAACCCGAGGGTTAAACTATTATTAAAGAGAGAGAGTTATTTAATT